AACATTAGTATGCATTACTCGCCTCGTGAGGCGTTTGTGTTACTAAACTTCCCAGAACTAGCTGTAGTATACTGCTTTGATACGCGCTTCCCCTTGCAGGACGGGAGCTTTAGGGCTACAACATGGTCGCATATCAATCCCTTAGTCTTTGCTAACACCTCAACCGAGGCTGTATACATTGGCAATAGTACAGGGCTTGCTCAATACACAGGATTTCAAGATGGAACAACAGGTTATCTTCTTAGCTACTTTAGTCACCCTCTTAGCTTTGGCGATACATCTAACCTAAAGTTCCTGAAAAAGATTAACCTCACTACATTTGATGGGGCTGAGGCTACGGTGGTATTGAACTGGGCATACGATTACTCTGGTGCTTACAAGAAGCAAGCGTATACCTTGCCTAAATCCAATGTGGGACAATACAATATCTCAGAATTTAACACAGAGGCAGAGTACTCTTCCTCTATTGCATTGATAACGCGAAAGAAAATCAATACGTCAGGGCAGGGTACGGTAGTAGCCGTTGGCGTAGAGACCACAGTTGACGGCAAGACTATTGCCTTGCAAGAAATTAATATTCAAGCCCTAATGGGAAGGATTGTGTAATGTCTAACTACACGAAGATAACAAACTTCGCAGCCAAGGATACTTTGGTTAGTGGTAACCCCGCTAAAGTAATCAAAGGCTCTGAGGTAGGGGCTGAGTATGATGCAATTGCTGTCGCAGTAAACAGCAAGTCTAACTCTGAGTCGCCCACATTCACAGGAACAGTAACCGCAGCTAACCTCAGCGTTAGTGGTACGTCTACGTTCGGTACTATTGATGGAGGTACTTACTAATGGAATGGCTTACTAATTTAATTGGCAGTCAAACAGGCAAACTCCTCGCGGGTTTAGGTGGTTTTGCTGCGCAGAACAAAGCAATCAAAGATATACAAGGTTTAAGCAAAGACGCTAGTACAGCTATATACGGGCAGAATTACACCGTTCCACAAGGTGGCTTAGTTGGCGAGATAGATCGTCAGTCTACTTTCAAGCCTTTTGGCGTAACTACGGCTACAGGTTCGCGAGCAGGGTTTGGCTCTACCGGCAACCTAAGCACTATGCTTAGCCCTACCGAACAGGCTTTACAAGAGCGAATGCTAGGTTTTGGTAGCAGTGCGTTTGGCATGTTAGGCGATCCCAATCAAAGAGCGGCAGAACAAGCCAATGTAATTGGTATGTTAACGCAAGACCCTACGCAAAGGGCTACGCGAGAGCAGGAAATCATGGGCAACCTCACAGCTCTGCAAGCACCTGAGCAAGAGCGTCAGCGTCTAGCCCTCGAGGAGCGTCTATTTGGACAAGGAAGGACGGGTGTTCGCACAAGTATGTTTGGTGGTACGCCTGAGCAGTTAGCCCTTGAGAAGGCTATAAAGGAGCAGCAAGCGGGTGCTGCATTAACAGCTATGGAACAGGCTAGAGCAGAGCAAGCTCTGACCTCACAGCAGACTCTTGCAGGTTTGGGCGAAACACGCAGTAGACTTGATCTCCTTGGTCAGCTAGGTCTACAGTCTATCCCTGCTGCTTATCAAGGCCAGAACCAACTCCTCGCGAACCTTAACCCTGCGTTAGATGCTTACAGAACTAGCCAAGCCCTTCGCGCTACAGGTTTAACTACAGGCGCAGGACTAGCAGAGTCAGGACTAGAAGCGCAGCTAGGCTTTGAAGGTCTTGCGGCATCACTTCGTCAGCAGCAGTTCCAAGGTCTGTTTGATTTGCTGAAGGGCGAGCAAGCTGCCGCAGCTCCTTCCGCAACAATTCCAATTAATCCACAATCAGAACTATTACAAGCAATATTAAAAGGAACTCAAGACTCTAACAACCCCTTTAACTTTGGGATTAATTAAAATGGCTATTAAGATCAACGAACTCTTCGCGGACATTATTGATACTCCTGAGCAGCGTCAGCAAAAAATGCTGCAACAGGGAATGCTTCAAGGTCAGCAGCTAACCAAAAATCTCACCGGATTAGCTCGTGCAGCAGCCCCTCTTGCCCAGATGGCAGGTCAGCTAGGCGTACAGCGTAACGAAGACTTACGCCGTGCAGTACAGCCTATGCTTGGGATCGATCCAAGGACTACTGGTGAGAAGCTTGGGGAACAAATCCAAGGGCTAGACATGTCTACTCCAGATGGGATGCTGCAAGCTGCACAAGCTCTTCAGTCTATTGACCCTGTCCGTGCCGCTGCACTGCGTCAGGCTGCGGCAGAAAAACGAATAGAAAATCAAGATCGCAAAAGACAAATAGAACGCGAAAATGTTCTTGATGCACAGCGTGCCGCCACCGCAAAAGCATCAGCAGAACAAGCGCAAAGAGCAACTGTTAGCTTTCCTTTTGAGATGGCTCAAAATGTTGAATCTCTTGCGAATGCTGTTGCCTCTAGAGAGGAGCGCAAGGCTCGTTTTGAGTTATACGAAGAAGAGTCCAATCTTCGCATTGACAATTTAGAACAAGGAGCGATAGACGCAACAACTGCCAGACAAGAAAGACAGCAGGTTAAAAATTTAAAAACACAATTTGAAACAGAGCTTGCTAATAGTTTTGGAGATACACCAGAAGAACAAATGCTTGCTAATGCTGTTCGCGGTGGTTTGTTTACCAATGACACTTTGCGTCAGATGGCAATAACTCCTGCAACAGATTATGTTTTTTCTACGGCGCAATATCGTGAAGGCAATCAAGTAGTTAACTACAATGTTGCTCGTGACAAAAATAACCCCAACACAACCATAAGACTTGATCGCGCTACCAATCAGCCTCAAGCCGCTGAGTTAAAGCCAGTACCAAGATTAACTACGCGTCAGCAAGAAGATTATGAAAAATATATTGAAGACACGCCTATGCTTAACGAGTTGGTGGAAGGAAAGCAAAGAACCTTTTGGTTTGACGGTGATCCTTTATTAGCTAAACAGGGTCTTGTTGATTTATTAAACACTTTACAAGCGCGAGACGGGCTAACTCTGCAAGCGGCAACACAAACTATTGCCAACTCTTCGTTAGAAGATATTCAAAACGGAACTATTAGTGCGCAAGTTGTACAAAGCGCCAGTGTTTTAGATGATCCTGTGTTCGCCGAATTTTCTACTGGAGCAACAACAACAGAGCAGCCTATTACCGAACAGACAATTGCAACACAAGAGCAAAACGTGCCTAACGTACCGTTTAGTCTTTTAAATCAAAAATTTAGCGTGCCAACAGCGGGTCGTCCTGTTGAGTCTTTTAGTGTTCCAACATCAGGGGCAGGAGCGGGAAATGGTCGCGATGCACAATACGAAAAACAGCTTGAAAGGGTCAGGGCGGGTGAGTTAGACAGCGCAGCTACGCACAAAAGATTTGTTGATGATAATCGAGAGGTGATTAGAAGAGCCTCTGCCGAACTTCGATATTTAGCTAACCCTAAAATTACAAACAGACAAGAACGAATTGTTAAAGAAAAAAAGAAAATAGAAGAAGCGCAAAAACGATTAACTTTTTATCCTAAACCTCTTGCTGCAACTCGATAGGATTTAGCCATGCCAACAACGCCAGTTACAACCCCGTCAGGAGAAGTGGTTCAAGTTAACCATCCTGAAGGAGCGTCACAAGAAAGCATTATCAGGTTTGCCGCTGCGTCTGTTGGCGTGACCCCTAGCTCGCCTCAGCAAATCAGACCTCAAAATGTGCAAGATAGAATGGACGATATTTCTGCGTTCGATAGATTCTTGTATGAGTTTAATGTCTCTCCAAATCTTACAGGCAATCTAGCTGTGCTAGCAGAAGCGGCGTTGCCGCTAGGGTATTTTGGTGATCCATCTGGGCAGGGTAATGGACTCTATACAAGCCCTAGCGAGGCATATGGCGAAGACTATGATGAGTTATCTTTTGATGAAAGACGGCAAAGAATACAAGCTTTTAAAGATCAGGTTCGAGAAAACCAATTTCCTTTACTAAGCAAACTGGCGCAAGAAGGGGCTGACACTGGAGCGGCAGGGATGCTTGGTGCATTTGCAAAAGGTGTCGCAGATCCCAGTATCCTTGCACCAGTTGGCAAAGGCATTGGCAAAGTTGCTGCTATTAGCGGGCTTCTGGGCGGCAGCTATGAAGTTACTAGAGGCTTGGCAGAAGAAGGCAAAATAGATCCTTTAATGACAGGAATCGCCACTGTTGGCGGCGCTGCTTTAGGGGTGGGTGCAGACAAATTGATTCGCTCTATCGCGCCTAATTATAATAAGCTAAAAGCTGCCGCGTCTGCAAAACGAAGCGAAAAAGCCACGCTAAACGCTAACGCGCAAATGGATAAAATTAACTCGAAAATTATAGAGATGCAAGCAGATGGTGTGGATGTAGAAAATCCTGTGTTAGCAGCAATGCAGCGATTAAACATTGAACCAAAAGACGGGTTATCAATTCTTACCAATGCCACTGAGCAGTTGGACATTCCGCACCCAGAAATTGCAAGAGCGGTCAAAGAATACAGGAACGTGCTAGACAGAGCCACCGTACCATCAGGTTTGCCTGCGGATTTTATTGGCATGATATCAACTCAAATTAAAAAGATAAACCCAGAGCTGTACAAGTACATGCAAGAGTTTGAGCTTGCTAAGATGTCGCGCGTTGGCTCTTACATGCAGCGAATACAGGGCTTTGAAAAGTTAGAGTCTTCACTTCCTGTCGCACAACGAGATGACTTTGCGTTACTGCTGAATAATCAACAAATGGATGAAGCTGTAGACCTGCTTAAAAGCTACGGCATTAATCAAGTTAAAACCGGAACGCTTGGCAAAAGAAAAACGCGAAGTGTTGATGAGATTATGGATAATGTAAAAGCTGTGCTTGATGACATACATGAATCTCGACTTAGTATTGATCCTAACGCTAGAAAATTAGAAAACTTTTTCCCAAGATTTAATAATAACGTAGACGCTACCCGCAGAGCGTTAGGCTTAACGGCAAAAGACGACTCTCGCTTAACCAAAATGCTTGAAGCAAAAGTTAAATCTTTAAAAAATAACTCCGTTACAACTGTGAGCGATCTTACTGAAGCACAGCAGACTGCCGTGCTAGATGATTTCTTGCGCAATAGTCGTCAGCCTATTAGCGGCACAGCAACGCCAAGCCAATACAAGAGCCGCAACATTGCGCGCCTTGATAAAGACTTGCTAAATTATTATGATCGACCCGTTAATGCGTTAACCAAATATATTACAAGAATGACAGACGACACAGAAATGCGCAGGGTTTTCAACCACAAGCTTGCAACTAAAAGCGAAGAGGGAGAGTTAAATATTGATGCCAGTATAGGCTCTTATGTAAAACGACTGAAAGACGAAGGCGTAATTGATGACGTTGGTGTAGAAGAGCTGCAAAAATACATGTCTGCTAGATTTATTAGCGGCAATCAAAGCATGAATAAAGTATTTAGTGCGCTGAAGAATATCAGTAATACCATCCTTCTTGGCAATCCTATTTCGGCGACAACTCAGCTAGGTGATATATTTGTAGCAGCACATCGTTACGGAATTAAGAATACGCTCTCGTCCATATTAGATAGTGTAGCAAGCAAAACGCAAATTGATTCTTTGTCGCTTGGCATCACGAAAGTCATAGCTGAAGATGCGGGAGATGCTTCTGGTTTTGCCAAGTTGTTAGACGGCGCGCTAACCTACTCTGGTTTTAGAGCGATGGATAGACTTGGCAAAGACGTAGCGCTAGAGGCTGCGTTTAAGATGAACAAGAATCTTGCCAAATCTGCCAAAGGCGTACAAAAACTTAGAGATAAATGGGGCAAGGTCTACGGCTCTGAGTTTGAGTCTTTAGTATCAGATCTGCAATCAGGCGCAGTAACGGACAACGTAAAGCTCTTAATGTTTAGCGAGCTATCAGGTCATCAGCCAATCTCGCTTTTGGAAATGCCCCTAAAGTATCTGCAAGTACCAAACGGCAGGGTGTTTTATAACCTAAAAAGCTTCGGCCTTAAGCAGCTCGACATGATACGCAACAGCGTTGGCGATGAGCTACAGAAAGGCAACTATACTCAAGCCGCAAAGCTTGCTACCTCGTATCTTGGCATCGTAACAATGGGTAACGCGACCGTGCAAGAAACTAAAAACTGGATTCAGGGTAGAGGGTTTGACATCTCTCGCGTTCCCGATAACTTCTTTGATCAGTTAATGATGACGGCGATGACTTCGCGCTATGCCGTAGAAAACAACTTGAAGAGCGGAGACTTTACGGGACTTGTGCTAGAGACAGTTTCGCCACCAACCACAGCTCTTACCAATCTTAGCAAGGATTTATTTTCGGCAGGTAGTGGAATTCTTTCTGGGGAAGGAGTCCCCGCGAAAACAGGAAGAAGCGTCCCTCTTATTGGCAGGGGAATGTACAACCTGTTTGGCGGCGGGGCAGAAGCTTTCTTGGAAAGAGAAAAAGATTAAAACTTTGGGACACGCCTCTCGCTTAGATGAGCGAGGGGTGCTTCCGTCACCTCGTTCTCAATCAAGAAGTCGCAGAAGTGTTTGATCTTTCGTAGATCCTCAATGCCGCCCTTGTCTCTCCATCGAGAGATGTACTTGATGATCGCCCCCTCACAGAACTGCATCTCATTCGCGAGGATGTATTCAATAGGTTGGATCTTTAACTTCTTGTAGTGGTCACCTGCTACTTGGTGGTCTGTTGCGCTCAATGTAGTAACTCCTCGGTTTCATGTTTGTTCTCGATGAACTGTATGAAATGTTTTTTAGTAAACTCGTTCTTGTTTACGAACTCGGTTAGGTCTTCAAGCATCAAAGCTATTGTGCCTATGACATCACGGTCATGACCCTCAAGGGTTTGTATCATGTCGTTCAGCCAATCGTATGCCTCGTCAGAGGACACCATCTCAATGTAAATTTCGTCATCCATTACTCACATCCTTACAGTTAATGAGTCCATAGACCTGAGCTTTTCTATGGGTATATAGTGATTGATATTACCCCTACCAAAGTCGCGAGGAGTAACTGCTAGCAATTCTTTACCCCAAGCCCACCCAAGCAAGTTTACTTTCCCATCATCATACATCGCAAGGACGTAGATATCGGCTTTGACTGTGCCTTGCTTGACGAATAGATTCTTAGCGTTCGGCGTTTTAACTGTTGTCTTTATATCCACGGTAAACTTTAGTGGAATCGCAAAGTCGTAACCATCATCACCTGAGATTTTTTCTTTCAGGTCTGCTGCGTAACCATACATCAGGGCAAAGTACATTTCACCCATCATACCTATAGGGTCTTGATCTTCTACCAATGCCTTCTGTTCGGTGTGCGGATTGTGTAGATCCTTGCGAGCATTGCCGTGCGTATTGGCTAACTCAGCAACAGCCTGATAAAAATTCATGCGATCCTCCTCTCATGCTTACGGATAAGCTCGGTAAACTCCGCGAGGAGCTGCTCGTAATCTGCCTTGTATCTCTTAACAGGGGACGACTTTTTCGCAATCATGTCCTTGACAAATGCTCTTCCGTACATGTCTTCCATCCACATCGTATACTCTTGCGCAGCAGAACCGTGTCGCATACCCCACATGTTACACCCTGCACACTGAGGGTGAATGTTTTCGATCTCTAATGCCCAGTAGGATGAGTTGCCCTTGGGGATAAAGTGTCCACCCTGCATGTCCTTGTAGTGCTTGGTAACGCCGCAAGAGACACAGCTACAGTACCCCTCGTCATCTGCCGCAGCTATCCTCGCGAGCTTCTGAATAGCCCTATAGCACTCTTGCTTTAACATCGAGGAAGTCTTGGTCTTCGGTCTAGACTTGCGCTTTTTTCGCCTATCTGTCGCTCTTGGCATCCCAGTTTCTCTCGTGAAGCAATGCAAACATGGTTTTCTCAGATCGGATCTGGCTAGCTGTATCCATTCTATCGTAGCGCAGCTTGATTAGCGCAATGCTGAACAGCTTAGACATCACAGAGTATGTCCCAGAGACAGCCTTTACATCTTCCGGTGGATCGTACTGTGGCTGATCATTCATACTTCTTCCTCACAGTGTCCGACCTCTAAAATTGTGCCTTTGTATTGGTACATTCTAGAGAGCCTACTAACTCGAAATCCCGTCTTGTAGACCACAACCGCATAAGTTTGCTTCTCATTATCAGCGCACCAAGCGGCCTCCTCTAATGCGTCTTGAAAGTCATCAAATAGTATCATGATTTCTTGCTCGGGAACTCAACGAACACCCCAAACTTATCACTGAGATGTCGGCTTAGTACAGAGTAGGTTTTGTGGTAATCATCTGACCCTGCCTTCGCGGTAGACTCTTCGTTCGCTACAATCTTTTGGATGGGCTTCCAAAGGTATTCTTTAACAAGCGAGGGCGACCAAGGTATATCCACTTCCTGCTTGATGACTCGCTTCATATCAAACCCTGAGTCGTTGAGCTTCTCACCCAGTAGCCGACAGTACACATGCAGTGCGTTGTTCTGTGTAGATGTTCTGGTCTTGCCACCCTTGATCTTGAGTGTCAGATACTTCTTCTCCTCGTACATCTGAGTCATCATCTTAATGAAGGCTTCAAGCGAACGCCTATCATCAACCACCCAGAAATCCCCCTGATTGATATCAGTCATTTCTTTCCCCTCTGACCGAAGCGAGCATCAAACCTCTGCTTCTCTGTGAGTATATGCTCGGAGTAGGTGCAGGGAGGGAAGTGTTGAACTTCCCCGCCCTTGCTGAAAAACAACTCCAAGTCTTTTTCCAATCTATCTCTTACTTGTTGATTAGTTTGAGTCGCCGTCAGCATATTCTTCTCCTATTTTAAATACATCATCCATGCTCATGCCAAGCGCGTCACATATTTCTTTGTAGCGTTTCACCGTCATTCCCTTGTGAGTCAGGGAGTGAGAGTAGTTAGCTGCACTCACCCCTATCTTTTGGGCTACTTTGATGTGCTTGATATTATTAATTGCATGGGCGCATCTAATTGCGTGGCCTATGTGCATATTGCCTCCAAGGACAAGGGGGCTTGCGCCCCCAACAAATCAAAAGGGTATATCTTCTGAAGCAACCTCCACCTTTGGTGCGGGTGCAGACTGAACATCCTTCGGCTTAACCGATAGGCTCATGTACTTCTTACCGTTCTTAGATTCCTTGAGCCACGAATTCAGCCAGTAATCCTGACCCGCTACATTGATCGTGCCATTGTAGTCAGCGTGTGTCTCAGCTTCTTTGCGCTCGTTCTTAAACAGTGCGCCACGGTTTGTATCATCATAATCGCTCATCATATTCTCCTACTGAAAGTATTGGTTAACATCTTGTTTGATTCTTAATGCTGCATTGGTTACATGCTCTGCCAATGCTGCTATGTACTCCTCATCGCGTTCAACACGAACGATCAAAGGTTTCATGGTCTGGTGATAGGACATGAAATCCCACCACGATCTACCTGTGACCCACAGGCAACCCATGATCTGCTGCAAGTGTTTAGAAGGCACGACTCCTGCCTTCACCCACTCAACATGCGTAGCAGGGGCAGGGCATTTGATTTCCAAACCACCCTCATAGTCTCCTCCCACTAATCCGTCTGGTGAACAACCTGCGTTCACAGTATCGTGCAGACAGAATCCCACTTCCTGAACAGTATTCCCCGTCAGGGCTTCGTACAATTCACGGGCATCTGGTTCTAACTCAGTGCCTCGCTTCATGTGTTCGTTGACGTAGACAAAAGTAGTCTCGCCAGTTAACTCTTCAGCGACTAGCTGATTAATGTAAGCCTCAACCTGCGTAGACTTGCCACCCTTTCCGGTGACTATCCTAGAAAACTGTGAGGCCGAGGGGATACCTAGCCTCGAAGTCAGCCACTCAGAACTGCCCTGTTGGCAATTACTTATTTTCATAAGTCCTCAACCTCTTGCAGCAAAACACTTGCTCTAGTTAAAAACCTGCTAACTCCTGAGTGTGCTTTCTGGCTACAGCCAACACTTTGAAGGTGTGGATTTTTGATTTGATAGTCATAAAACGCCCTAAGCCTTTCTGTTGAAGAAACCAAGTGGCTAACTACCGTTTTATTCTGAGGTTGATCTAGTAACATTTCAACATATTCGCAAATCGCATCTAAAGATCCTATATCTTTGCCTCGAAAAATCATGATCGGCTCTTCTTCTGGCAGCTTGTAACCATCCTCGTGGTAAAAGCTATCATTTTTTGCAAAATATTTAGGGTCTGACATAAATTCTCCAAAGTGTGTTAGTTAGGTCTATTAAATCTTTGCAACGCTTGCAGAACGGGGAGTAATTTGGCTCTGCCCATTGACTACAAGTCCCGCATCGCACACCCCTTCTCATTAGAAGAAATCTGGCGCAGACTGTTTCGCTGCAGGATGATGCGGATGCTTAGGCTTTGTCGATGCAGCGTTGCCATCGTCATCCTCGGCAGGGATACCCGCAATAGACTGTAAAGCGTACCGTCTAGCGTAGGTGATAGCTGAACCCGCACCGTGAGCATCTAACTTGCCTAGAGGTATTAAGAATTCCTGCTCTAGCCACTCACCGGATGCATGCATTAGGCGTGTAGATACCCCAATGCCACCCTGCCCATTGACGGGGAATTGCACATAGCTCAGGCCATGCTTCGCGAATGGGGCTTTGACTGCTTGTATTACAGCCCCAAGATCAGCGTAGCTAGACTTAAAGAATGGATTGGAAGAGCCTTTAACCGCTGCCCCCATCTCACCCTGTGCCGCAGCCATCGCGGCTGATAGGTTTGCTATTGATTCAGACTGTTTCATCTTCATCCCCCTCCTCATCTAACATTTTATCTAATACATCACCAATTACACCGTGTGTTAGCTGCGCCATGCCCACCAGTGTGGGATACTTTGCTAAAACATCTTGATCCTCTCCGATCATTCTGCACTCTACTTGCGTGTTGAGTAATGATGAGAATATTATCCGCTCTTGCTCAGTGTTTAAAATTAATTTCATATCATCCCCCTAGAAATATGCTTGTTCGTGTTGGTCATCGCGAATGCTGTGCATGACCTGCTCAGTAGTCGCATACTCGTGACCGTACACAGCTAGTGCTGTCTCAGCTATACCGATCTCGCGAGTGGCAACATCCTTAATAAAAGACATGACAGCATCGCGCATCTCGCCGCGAAAGATCACGGCATAGGTGAGGGTGTCAGCTTTGTTAGTAGTGAGCTTATGGATGCAGCCGCGAAGGACTTCGGGGTCGGCGTGGTAGAGCATTATGTCACAGAGATACTCATTGGCATCTGCGTCATGCAGTACAGAGAAGATCATTTTTTCGATGTCATCTTGGGGTACTACGTCCCAATCAATGTCGCCTTGAATGAGATATTGCGTTGCGGTTGTCGGCTCAGCGAGCCACTCTTTAATGTATTTCATATCATCCTCCTCAGAATGTGTAATAATCTTAAGCGATATTAAATGTCCTTGTCAACAATTGTGTTGAAATAAAATCTTCTAGGCCGATCCTCCTGCTCGGTTAGCTGTAAGCTGTTGTCGTGAAAGTAAAAATTGTATGTGCCTTCCCATCCACCGCTGTGTCTTTGCTTGGCAACGATGAGTTTTTGGTCTTTATGTTTGGCTAAATATTCCTGCTGCTTCTCATCTAGCTCGGTCATCTTAGCTAATTCCTTTAGCTGTTTTCGCTTCGCGTTGCTACAAGTTAGCAGGACATTATCAGCCATATCAGTAAGCGTACCTGCCCCGCGAATGGAATACTTATCCGGTATCCAGTTGTCATCTGCTTGTGGGGGCTTCCGAATGTGAGCCACCAAGATAATGCCGACATCCAAAGTCTTGGCGCAGTGCTGTAGCTTGTTCACGAACTCTGTCTCGGCTACATAATCTTGAAAGCCCGTGCCACATTTCGCGAGGGAATCAACGAAGACATACTTGCACCCCAATTCCTTCACGCAATAATGGATGATGGATAGCACTCGCTCCGGCTTGACTGTGTCTAACTGGTCGAAGATGACAAGGTTCTTATCAACGAACGCTGAGAACTCTTGAATGAAGGACTCGGCGGGTGTGCCATCCTGTGTACCTGCGGCTTGCATTAGCATCCGGTACAGGGATTCGCTCGGCTTCATTTCTAATGACGCGAGGCAGACCTTGGATTCCTTGAGTAAGCTTAGGATTATCTCTCCACAGACAAGGGATTTTTTTGACGCATTAGCGCCCCCAAATATGGTTAACTCACCCTGCCTTAACCGAAACGTGTCATGCGTCTTAGGCCACGGTAGCTTAGCCCCCCATATCTTCTGGCCTTTGGATCGCTCGACCACCTCATCATGCCACCGACCCGCCGAGTGGATCTGCGAGGCTTCCATCATGCCTGTGAGTTCAAGGTACTGTTCTAGCTCCAACCCCTGCGGCAGCTTCATAGCTCCACCCCCCATGACTGTTCGCGAGTAGGTGTCTGTTCCTGCCTACGTTTCTCCCATGTAACCACACAGGCTTTCCATGATTTCATCCTCTCTTTGCCGATCTTCCACCCTCGCGCCTCGTAGAACGCGATGAACATTTCAGGGTCGATTCCGTTGCTGCGAGAGTCACAATACGCCTTCACTTCATCTACGGTCGGGGGTATAGATTGTTCTTTGTTACTTGTTACTTGTATAGTTGTTGCCCTTTGCTTGTCAGTTGCTTGACTCTTGCTTGTCGCTTGCTTGCCCGAATCTTGGTACTGAGCGTAGTTAGTTATTGAAATGATTGAGAATTTATTGGTGATTTGCTTGGCAATCATGTCGTCTTTTTCAAACCAATCTAGGTACTTTCTGAGACGGCGTACTGAGATGTTCAATCTGGCGCTTGCGGCATTCAAACCGAAGACCAATTGACCCCGCTTGATAGTGAGCATTTTGCCGTTAAACGCTGTCGCTTTGTCCGTTAATGATGCGGCCATTAGCAGGTGCAGCCATAGCTTTAACGCTTCGGGTTCTTGCCACAGGAAGTTATCCTGTATCGCCCGATCTAGTCTGATCCATCCGTTCATATTATCCCCCTCGCTTTCGCGCCATTGACTATCCGCTGTGCATTGTAAATATCTTCCCGATCCTTCTCAGTAAATGCTACCCCCTCCTTCGCCCACACTGGTACTAATTCTAGCAGCCACTCGGCAGACTTCACCTCCTCGCGTGTATGCTTGTTTACCTTGGGGGTATAGGGTGACCCATCATTAGGGTAGATATCCCGCCACGCAAGCCCTGCGGCCTTTAGAATGGACTCTGCGCTACAGTCCTGCGCAAAGCAGTGAAGCAATACCCGATCATCTGCCTCGCGGTATAGAATACTGAGACTGTGTGACTTGTCATCATGCGCAGGGCATAAGGCCATAGCCTTGTTACCCTTGCGCCTTAACTGGCTCATTTTGCTGCAAATTAGCTCGTAATCCGCCATGATTTCCCCCTTGCGTTACAGGGAGAGAGCGGATAACCTGCACTAGATCGCAATGCATCCTCCTCCCCCTTGTGGCGTGATCAGTCCCCCTTCGGGGGGACACTTAATTTCAATCCTATCTAGGATTCCCGATCCTATCTAGGATCGCATTCTACTGTTAACCCCTTGTAGTTAGGCCATCCGAATTCCATATCTGTTTCAATCCCTAAGCATACCATCTCAGCATAAAGGTTCGACTCTCGCCGCTCCTCTTGTAGAATGCTAGGCTCGGTTAATACTCCGAGGGTGTAGAATCCTATCAGCCCGCAGCCGATTAGGAAACACTTAAGCATTTTATTTTCTTGCTCTACCGCTCTATTCGTTCTCATTGCATTATCTCCTTTGCATTTTCTTTTGCCCTTGCAACTTCGGCGGGTGTACACATTTCTGCTATTTCGTGCGCTAGTTTAAGCGTATCGCCTAGTCTGTGTTCTGGCGCTGTTATGCATAGCGCGAGCGCCTTTGTTAATGCTGTTTCGTGTGTGTGTGTCATATATCCTCCTTATACCCTATTGATACCCTATTAATACCCTATGGTGACCCTATTGATACCCTATACGCCATTAGCGCATAGCGTATTGATTACAGTCTGTGATCTTCCATCGCTTCAGCTAGCGTCTCGCAGTAATTGCCGCTTTCAAAAAATGGCGCATTGCCAGATCTGGATGGATCGATCGCTCGCCACACTACGAATGGATGGAGCGGATGATCGCGCTTGACTATCGCTACCGCAGATGGATAGCTAAATGAATTGCCCGCTCTCTGATTTCTGAGATCTATTAACTGCCCGTCTACTTGCTGTAATGCTTTGCTTAAATCCATTTTGATTCCCTCTTTTTTAACTCCATTACAGCATAGTGGAATTCATCCCAATACTGACCCGCTTTCGGATTGCCTATTGTTTCGCCTATTGTTGCCGCTTGATAGGCATCACCCTTGATATACTCTAGAGATTCTATTGGTAAACCTTTAAATCGCTCGATAGTGTCGCTATGCCAATTACTCATAATTAACCCCTTCTATCTGTCAAAGTGAATATTGAATCACCGAATTGCGAGTGATTATAAAACTGATCATCACCGTACAATTCGTAAGCGTTTATTTGCTCTAGTGTTTTAAGCTTGTTGTATCTGCTATCGGGATAGCGACCGCCGAAAGCATTAGGCTCGCCCGCATATATCAATTCCACTTTGAATTTTCCATCCTTCCGCATGTTATAAACGTGTATTACTTTCATGATTAACCCCTTGCTATAATATTAGCGTTATTGGCGCGCGTTCCATGGGCAGGGAATGCCACTACAGAATCGCGATTGCTTACTGAACAAAGCTTACAAGTCGCGCACGTTACCTCGTCCTTGTATGTAGCAGGGCAAGTAATAAACTTCACTCCTTGAATTGTGCGGGTTTCGTTCCCGTGATCAATAGGCACAACGGCCGCGATGGGCAGATTGTGACGCTTTAACTTGATCGCGTGATCTATAGTGTTAGCGGATAAGTTAACCGTAAACCCCTTAAGATTAGCAGATCGAATCGCTTTGATGTTGTGGGCATTGTCGCGATAATGCGTATAGGTGAAACCGCGCTTGCCAGTGTTAGCGGTAGCGAGTAGATCTAGGGCGCGAGAGTCTATGTTCTCGCTATCCTTAGAGTCGGGCATTAGATCGCCCGCTACATTGTGTCGCCATAGCGTTTTAGCCTTAAGCTTGCCAATGTTATCTAGGAAATCAGCGTATTTAGCGCCACGTTCGCCGCTAGATACCTTATCCCAATTGAGGCGCGTGTAGTATCCGGCTTCGGCGTAACACCCGTTAACGCCCGCGTAAGGGCATGCCTTGGGGCAAGTGTCTCTCGCGCTTGTGGTGCAAGGTATCGCGCCTATTTTCTGATTAGATGATTTTTTTACGAATTGCACATGCATGGTTTATTCCCCTTGTGTCAGATATTCTTTATTGACCCAGTACTTCGAGCGCTCGCCGCGTTCTACATAATCGGGCAGCAATTCAACATATGAGCGCGAATCATCTTCGATATGTTCTGCTAGCAGATAGCACTCGAAGCTTGCGTGACCGTCATCGTATTCGTATAGCATGTGATTCCCCTTGGGTTATGCCCCTATTGCTAGGGGCAATAGTTATTAGACATGCGCAATTAGTCGCGCGATTACCGCATCGGCATAGTTGCCGTATTCTTCATTGAATCCATTATGGAGGTTACGGGCATCGATAGCGCATGATCCGATCACCTTCTCGATATCATCATCCTTGGTTATCGCTAGTATTAATTTCGCACAATTGCTTGGTAATACTTGCGCCTCGTAAAAGTTAATCAATAGGTTTCCGGTAGTCGTCATAGGTTTGCTTAGTTGCATTGTGTATCCCCTTGTAAGTAATGCGCCCCGAAGGGCGCGGTTGTTTTAAACTATTTCAAAAAGCCCCATGAAAGGATTAAACTCATATTTAAGCTCAACCTTTTTTGGAAATTCTTTGTTCTTTACCCATTCCAAAGCTACCTCTTTTCCGTATTTTTCAGCGCGGCTATCAAAGCTGTGATTCCAATTTTCGGCTCTAAGTTCAAGTTGTAATCTAGTCATTTTTTTTTCCTTGGTGTGTGATTGTTGCGTTGTCATGTAATACAATGCAGACACCGTGCCAAGTTTTCAAAGTCCAATGAATACGGGGCTTGCAGCTAATGTGCTGTGTATGTATACAGTGTTGAGAGTGTTACTGTGTTACCGCAAAGTGTTACCGTGTTACCGTGAGAGTGTTACCGGTAACAGTGTGGGATCTTGCTTCTACTATGCGCGTACAGGGATCGAATAGGGATGGGCTAAGGGGTTGCTAGTCGCACCCACACACTTACTCAACCAATCCCTTTAATAAATCAATCGCTTTACTATCTCGCGCGTTAAATGCTCGCGTGCGCGCGTATAAACAGACGGGGTTCGCGACAGGTACGGGGAGGGGCGATTGCGCGTGGCTTTTTATTGTAGTTGCCCCCCAAATTTGCAGCAGGTCAAATTAAAAAAAAGAGCCAAAAAACATCCCTCTCAAACCCGCACGAATACAAGGGTTGGCGAATCTGACGATTTAATGGTTTAATACGCCAAATATTAATTCCCAAAGAGCTTCTATGTTGTGGTTGAAGACAATGCACCAGTAAAGAGAAAGCGTGGTCGTCCCCGTAAGTCGGAGATAGCAAAGCCAAAGAACCGTCCTATTGGTAGACCCAAGGGTGATCATTCGGTTATGGCTGAGATGAAGCAGAGATTCCTCGCGAGGAGGGATACCAATGCTGTGCTAGAGTCTATCTTCCGAGCTGCTCAAGATGACGACCATAAGAATCAATCTGCTGCGTGGAAACTGATTGTAGATCGTATACTGCCTGTCAGCTCGTTTGATAAGGACAAGCTAGGCGGTAAGCCTACGGTCAACATAACCATATCAGGAGTCACAGACACCGTGGTTGAACCAGAGATTATAGAGGGCGACTTCCATGAGGATTGAAGACCTGCTAATTAAACACGAAGGCTTGCGGCTAAAGCCTTACGAATGCACGGCGGGAGACATAACCATAGGCGTTGGGCGTAACCTAGAATCTATGGGCTTGTCAGAGGATGAGGTCTACTATCTCCTCGCGAATGACATCCGGCGCTGCGAGCAGGAGCTAACCAAAGCCTTTGATTGGTTTACCCACTTGGACTCGGTACGCCAAGACGCTATGATGGATATGTGCTTCAACCTTGGTATGAGCCGTCTTCGCGGCTTTAGAGACGCTCTTAGGGAGATGTCTCTTTCTAACTACGAAGCAGCCTCGGTGGAGTTCTTGGACTCTAACTGGGCAGAGCAGGTAGGACAGCGCGCTATAACCATTACTAATATGATACGAACCGGAGAATACAATGCCTAATGTAAACGGAAAGAAATACCCCTACACCCCTGCGGGAATGACAGCAGCTAAGAAAGCCAAGAAGAAGATGGCAACCAAAGCCCCTGCCCGTACTACGCGAACTACTCGGAAGAAGTAATGGCCTACACTAAACCGTCCCTTCGCGAAGGCATCAAGAAGAAAGTGATGGCGGGAACGAAGGGCGGCAAAGCAGGTCAATGGTCAGCCCGTAAAGCCCAACTTGTAGCACAAGAGTACAAGTCCAAGGGTGGCGGGTACTCTGGTGGCAAGACCAGTGGTCAGAAATCCTTATCCAAATGGGGTAAGGAGGATTGGGGGACTAAGTCTGGCAAGCCATCCACTCAGGGCAAGAAAGCTACTGGGGAAAGGTATCTTCCAAAGAAGGCTAGAGATTCTCTGTCTTCCAAGGAATACGCCGCTACCTCGCGGAAGAAAAAGGCTGACACAGCCAAGGGTAAGCAGTTTTCCAAACAACCCAAGAAGATTGCAACCAAAACCGCGAGAAGTAGATGAACCTAGATATCAGTCTCCTAGAGTGGCAGAAGAAAGTCTGGAACGACCCTACTCGTTTCAAGGTGGTTGCTGCGGGTCGTAGGACGGGCAAGTCTCGTCTTGCGGCTTATCTTTTGCTAGTCAACGCTTTGAAGTCCGATCAAGGGCAGGTGTTCTATGTAGCCCCCACACAGGGTCAGGCACGGGATATTATGTGGAATCTCCTATTGGAGATAGGACAACCCGTGATAGAGAACTCCCATGTAAACAATATGCAAGTAAGACTTGTCAACGGCACAACTATCAGCTTGAAGGGCGCGGACAGACCTGAGACAATGCGCGGCGTAAGTCTCAAGTTTCTTGTCTTGGATGAATACGCAGACATGAAGCCCGATGTATGGGAGCTAATACTACGACCTGCGTTGACAGACTTGAAAGGCGATGCCTTATTTATCGGGACACCAATGGGTAGAAATCATTTCTATGAACTCTACAAGCAAGCC